GGATGGTTTTACTTAGTATTGTTTTTTCAATAGAAGTATCAGCTCTTAAATTAGCTAATTCTTCATTTTGATCTAGTTTTTCTTGTTGAGTAGTCTGATTCATCATAGCTTTCATCTTATCTAGATTGATTCTATCTTGATCTGACTTTCTCTTACGTTCATTTTCTTGAGCTCTCAAGTCTAATTCTCTTGCTTTTAATTGAACTAATGGATCATTACTTAATTGAGAAGTTATTTTTTGTTCTTCCATCATAAATTCTTCTGTCATATCTGCAATCAATAAAGCTTTTCTTGCTTCAATATCTTGAACCATTTGTTGCATCTGTTGTTGAGCTTGTGGGTCTTGCATCATAGCAGGATCTTGTTGCATCTGTTGCATTTCCATCATTTCATTTTTAAATTCTAATTGAACCTGTTCTTGTGCCATTAAAGAAATATGTTCTAAAATATTTTTTTGTAATCCACCCATAATCACAGGATTATTTTTAGCAAGATTCGTTCCCATAAAATTTAAATGAGCAGTCATGTGAGCTCTATGATCTTGTCCTGGGAAAGCTTGGAATGGTTGTCCATTTAATGCTTGAATATGTTCTATGGAAGGATCTAGTGGTTGTGGTTGAGCAGGTCTATTTAATACTTTATCAATATCCTTAACACCCAATGCTTCATACATATGTCGGTATGCTTCATACATATTATGCATTTGAGGATTAGAAGTTGCTAATTGTAATTCTGTTTGAGCTAAACTAATTCTTTGCGTTTGAGAAAAGATATTAGGATCTGCTACTGGAATAATATCTACTCTATCATCAAAGTCTGTTTGCTTAATAGTTTTTTGTCCACCTACTACATCGTAAGGATATTCTTCTGGTAGATATAATTTAAATACTCGAGCAAGTAATTTGAACTCTTCTTTTAATGCCATGTATATTCTTTTATGAATAGCTGACATAGTTCTACTTCCTCTTTCTAACAGCGCTACGGTCGTACCCACTGCCGCTTGTTGGTTCCCATCTCCTACTTGCAGATCTGCTATTGAAGCGAAGCGCTGACCTGCTTGAACTACGACCCCCATAAGCTGTAAGAGAGTTTGGCTCGGTTCTTTAAAAGGAAGAGGCATAAACGCATCTCGTAAATTTCCACCAGGAGCATCCACATCTCTAAACTCTCCAGGTTGTATAGACTGAGCATCATCTCTAATTCGTATTCCTCTCATTTTGAATCCAGCAGGTAAATTAGATAAAGTTCCTGCATCAAGTAATGTTCTAAGTGCAGCGGTTGCTGTTCTGGATAATCCACCAATCATATGTATCAAACCAAAGCCATAGAAACCTAGGCCTGGTAAAAATTTAAAATGAACAAAGTAAGAGATTTTACTTTTTTTAATATCTCCTGCTTCATAGTTTCTTCGGATGGATAATACTTCTCTAGAATTTTCTTCAATAGTTACAATGTAAGGAAGTTTGATTCCTGTAAAATCACCCTCTGCATTTCTATCTTCAAATCCTTCTAAATCTAAATTGACATGACATTCTAATAAGGTGAATACATCTTCATTTCTTCCTGTTTTTTTTCTACCTTCTAATTCATGTTCTTTTTTCTCTAGATCGGTTTCATTATCATAACCTGGAGTTAGAGAAATATCTCGATAAAATCCTGCCACTTGTTGTTTGCGTAATTCATTTTCTGATATTTTAATTCTATGAATAATAGCTTCAGCGTCTTCTAAGGAAGTTGCTGAATAAGGAACAATTAAATCTTCTGCGGGTACAAATTTAGAAACAGCTCTTCCTAATAAATCATCATAGTATACTTTTTTAAAAGAAGATCCTGATAGTGGTAAGTAAAATAACATTTGATCAAACTCAGGCTCATACTCTTTCATCTGAGTCATGATTTGATAATTCATAAATTCTTTTACTCGCAAAGCTTGTTGTTCTTTTTCCATGGTAGGAACACCCATAATTTGTGTTCGTACGGGTCCATTCGCTGGTAATAATTCTTTGTACGCCAAAGCTTGGAACTGAGTCACTGCTTCCGCTAATACGGGGTGAGTTGCACCTGACGCACCTTGGAAAGGTTCGGTTCTATTGTCATATTTAAATCCTAATAAATCTAAACCCGTGATGTATGATTTTTCCCAATCTTGACGTGATGATTTATAATCAGAATAATTTTCATATAACTCTGAACCAAGAGGCATTAATATTTCCTCTGGCAACAGTTCCGCAAGGTTATCAAAATGTCCTTCCGATTCTGCCTGGTTAAAGGCTCCTGGTTCAAAATTAATTTCTACTCCACCATCTCCGGTTTCAGTAATTTCCGTGTTCCCTGGATCAGGAAGCGATTCTTGTGTATCAATAACTTCTTGTAATGATTCTTCTGGAGAAGCAATCTCTACTGTTTTCGTAACTTCATTAGGAAGTGACTTATCTATTTCTGCCATGTATTATCTCCAACCTTTTTTGGCTAATTTAGGTTTGCCTGATCTGACGAGTCCACCTTTAGAAAAAGATCCTTCCGTAGAAGACATGTCTTTATCATATCCACCTTCATCCCATTTCTTTTTTTTCGCTGCTCCTACTCCAGCAACCATTACTGCCGTAGTTCTTTTAGGTTTATCCATTAATGCTTTATTAAATTTAGATTCTTCCCCAACAGCTTTATAAATTTTCTCACCTATTTTTTTCTTACCTTTTTTAACCACTTGAACACCTTTTTTAAGTGCTTCTTTAACAGCTTTGACTGGTGCACCCATACGTCCTAAGGCTGCCGCTCCCACTCCTATTTTTTCTAAATCATCCTGCATAGGATTAATAGATAGTGTCATTTCAGATTTTTTTGATTTTGTTCCCATATTTTTTTCCTGAATTTATTAGTTTAACTTGTTTTAATGGAACATTCAACCCTTGTGGATTAGGTCCGCGTTTCGGGGGTATGGTTCTAGTGAGTCTTTGTGTCATTACCAATAGTATTTCTTAGGGTTTTTAATTATAGGTTCATCTATATAGTCTTCTGGATGGGAAATCAATCCACCTTGTCTAAATCTCATAATAGCTTGAGTCATGGAGTCAACTAAGTCATCATGATCTCCATGAGGAAAAGCTGCACATTCCTCAATAACTTCTTGAGCAAACTCCTTATCTTTAGGGGCCCAAATCATTCCTGATTCAAATAAAGGTGCAACCGAGTTAACTCTGGAATGTTTATCATTACCTCTATTAGGAGAGAAATTAACTACAGGAATTCCCATGGCTCTTAGTTCATAGGTAAGAGGAAGTCCGGATGCTTTAGATTCTACGAGTACGGTTTCCGGTTGCCAATAGTCATATTGTTCTTTGGCCAATCTTCTTAATTCAGGAAACTCCACTCGCTGTTTAATAGCATCGAGTAGTATGAGTTGTTCAGCCGAGTCTTCAGACTCACGGAACACGCCCCAAGTTGTTATCGCTGAATAGTCAGCAGTTTCTTTTTTTAAGAACGCAGTATCGTAACTCTGAATGACATGTTCCAATGCAGGTATATAATCTTTAGTCCAATCACGCCACCATTCTCTTTTGATGATTGCACCTTCTTCTGCAGTTGGGTTTTGCATATACTGTGCATTCCATTTTCCAATTCCTGCGGAAGCTTTCACAGCAAGTAAATCTTCTAACTTCCAATATTCTGGCCACATAGGTTTTCCGGAAGGTAAGATTGCAGGAAACTCAATTACTTCCCATTGATCTGCTTTTGCTTCTTTTGCTGCTGCATTAATTAATTTTGCTGTTAGATCTTTTGTATTCCATCTTGTCATAACCAAAACAATGGCAGCGCCTGGTTGTAAACGTTGACGTGGTCCTGATGTGTACCACTCATATGCTTTTTCATATGCAGTAGTAGAATATGCATCTTGTTCCGAGTGTGGATCGTCAATAATCAATAAGTCCGCACCTCGACCTGTAACAGCTCCTTCAACACCAACCGCAAAGTATTCACCACCTTGTTCCGTTTCCCAACGTCCTGCAGCTTGTGAGTCTTCTCTTAATCTTGTTTTAAAAACTTCTTTATACTCATCTGAATCCATTAGTGTTTTTGCTTTCCTACCAAACCTAACTGCAAGTTCCGCTGTGTGGGTTGCTTGAATAATTTTTAATTGAGGATTATTACCAATCATCCATGCTGGTAAAAAGTAAGAAGCAAATTCTGATTTAGTATGCCTGGGTGGCATATTAACAATAAGTCTTTTTAAAGTTCCATTTCTAATTTTATTAAATGCATCCGCCATGTCTTTGTGATGGGACCCTTCAACAAATTCTGGCCACATATGTTTAACAAAAGTTAAGAAATCAGTTCTAATCTGAGTCTCTTGTTTTTTACGTACACTCTTTAAAATATCTAATTTTAATTGTCTTCGTACTTTCGAATCTGCAATTTGATTTATTTTATTTATATCAAGCATAATGTTTAATTATGGTACCTAAAATTTTTATAACATATTTTTATATAGAAATCTATTGAAAATGGGACCCGTATGGGACCCTAAATTTTTTGTAAAAATTTTTTATAAAATTTTTTAGGAAATGGGACCCTTATGGGACCCATAAACTATTTTCCGTCATTAAATATCTACATCCAGCAATATTAAGCTGTAATCTAAAGATTACTTAGTTATTAGTAGAAAAAAGGATTAAGCATTAATTTAGATTTGGAATCGACT